GATTTAATAAAACTTGATTTACCAGCTTTAAAGCCCCTTATTTGTGAACTTTTGGAAAAGTAAACCTAAATTTATCTATCCTGCGGTATTTACCAACAAATCTATACTTTCAGGTTTATCACGCATCATGAATTCATATAAATAAGTACTTGCTCCGTTTTGAAGAAGGTAATTGATGATATCTTGTTCTGGTAAATTAAGAGCACGCGTAAGAATATCTGGCTCTACAACGGCTCCATGTTCAACCAAGTGCCGCACGGTTTCGATGTTATTTTTATTGTGGATAGCAATATCAAGGGGTGTTCGTCCGTCACACCCACGTGCATTAATATCAGCACCCTGTGTAAGTAAATTATTAAGACACATTAAGTCAGGGTTTGGGTTTTCAGAAAACAATCGCAACAGTTCTTGAGTTGGGTTTTGCTGGGACATTGTGAGGTAAAGGATACCTTTAACGGGTAAATTTATTTTTTAAGTAATTCTAATAACGTTAAATTTTTCTCAATTTTGACAGAGAAAAGTTTAATGTGATTAAACGATATATTAAATTTAACGGGGGACTGGTGCGAGTCCGCCAATGTTGTAAGGGCTTGTTGCAAAATCGAATCCAGCGGCAGCTTTGTATGCATTGGACCAGTTGGTTGTAGACATTTGTCCGCCATTTTCGTAGAGATTTGTGGGGAATAAATAGGGTAAAAGACCATTTGTTGATTTTGTATTGAAACGAGTGATAGGGCTGTTTGTGAACTGCGTACCTTGGCTGTATGGCGAAGCGTCAAGCTGGAAATAACCGGCTGAACTAAATGGTACGTTATCATAGAAAAGTTTGACAATTCCAGCAGCTCCATCAATAGGGCGCATTGTAGCAAATGTGGAATTAGGGCGGACCAATTGTTGACCTGCGCCGTAACCCCAAGCTGTACCGTTAGCAAGAGCAAAACCAATTGGGTGAATCTTAATTTTGAGAGGAGCAAGAGAAAGATTAATAAAAGTTGATTGGGTTGCTGGATTACCTGGTACTGGCACACTAGCGGCGGCACTCCAGAAAAAGCTGTATAGAAGGTCTTTCTTGACTTGTAGGGAAAGAGCAATCACGTCGATCCATGTACCGTTAAGTACAAGGGGTGATGTAGCAACTGTCTGGTCAGCAAGCCATTGAGCAGTGGTTAATGTGCTTCCATTGATTACAGCCGATGAGTCATAAAAGTAGTTTTTGAGGCATATGCGTGGTTGTCCATTAACAGGTAAAATAGCGAGGCTGCGGTGAAGATTGAGGTAAGCCTGGTCAAAGCTGGCATTTCCAGGAAGGTTATTAAGTTTGGCTAAGTGGTCTGGGGGAGGTGATACACCGATTGTTGTACCGCTAGCCGCCCAACCACTTGGGTCTAGTGCCCAACCAAGTGCGGAATGGGATAAGAATGGGTAAGATAAAAATCCTAGAGACTTGCTGACGACACCACCAAGACCGATCATGAAGCTTGTCATACCAAGCTGAACGCCCTGTGTGGACATTTGTAAATTTAGCTGGCGGGCAAGTTTCCAGGTAAGATTGTATGGTGTAAAACGGAAGCCGTTTCCAGCGCCATCTACATCTGGTAGACCGGAAGTAGATGCGAGTCCGCCGTAACGAATACCAATTATTTTACCACTCGCGTCAACATTGGAAAATTGTAGTTTGTAAAGTTCGCTTGCAACGGCTGTACGTGTGTAGAGCTGGCCATTTGATACAGACGCTGCTTCTCCACAACCAAGTTTCTTCCATAAAGATACCCTGTCAACGTTTTTGGTAGGGTCATCATCGGCGAACTGGACGATTTCATTAACCATATTTTCAGAGCCTACGAACTGGTCCATAAGTGAGCAAGTCCATTGAGTATTAGTAGAATCTGTTCCAGTGTTTCGTACCTGCACATTTACAAAACTCTGAAAGTCAAGAGCCCACTGGCTACCACAACCACCGAGTGCCATCACCTCTGTGATATAGAGATGTTTGTTCATAACGTACTGGAAAGCACCGCGAGCAGAAAGACCTGGGCAATCCTTTCCGAAGTTGGAACCACCTGAGGTATCAACTGTGAACCAGGCGAGTTCCTTAAGATAAGGCTGTGCTGCGTATTTAGAAGCATTGGCAATGTATCCTGCATGGGTTGTTGGGTTAAGGTCGAGTTTCTCGACATACGGAATACGTGCATCCATCGCTAAAAATTTAATAAATCCGCTGCTACCAGGGAATGTAACAGTTGGGAGGCGGTCATTTATAACGTTAGCGCTTGCATCATTGTTGGTGTAAGTAGCCTGGATAAGGCCGCTAGATGCGTCCTGAAGAGTTGAAGTAGGGCTATTATAAAACATACCGGCATTGTATGCTTCGACGTCCTGGTCAAACCAGTACTTAGTGCGGGCAAGAGCATATACTTTAGCTCCAAGCTTGGCAGCCGCGACACCGGTCATGAATGCTGTAGTCTGGCTACCTCCTTGGATAACAAGCACCTTGTTTGCGAGTGATGTTACTGTTGGGGCTACGTTAACACTAACCTGGCTGAGTCCATTAGATGGTGTGAGGAACTGGGTAGGGTTTGTAATGTTAACTGTGTTTGCGTTAATCACAGGTGACGTGAGTGCTCCGGAAGCATTGAACAGACCAGTAGAGACAGTGGTGGACATTCGTGGGGGGGAGTGTACTTTTAACCAATATTTTATTTTTAACTTTAATTTTCCATTTTCCTTAAGAATTTTTATTTTATGTCCGTTGCCAGATACACTGCTTACCGTTATTAAGAATTTCTTGAAAAAGAACAACTGTCTTTTCAACAATCTTTTTATTTTTATTTCGCGTTGGTATATTTTGATAAATTAGAAATACCGGCAGGTATATAAAAATTTTATTTATAAAAAACTGTTTAATCAACAAAATTTAATCACTTTTTACTTATAAAAACTTGCGTTGCCATTATTGATATCCTGGAGCATCTTTGCCTGATTGTTTAATTCATCAACGTTTTCCATGTAGTCAACAGGATGCCTAAACAGGTAATCAATAATCGCAGCCATTGAAATATTACCGTTCAACAATCGATGGAATTCATTAAAATCACCGCCACCAACGATACTTGCAAAGGCGTCGCCAATTTCCCGTTTGCGGGGGTAGTCAAACTTTACGATTTTATCAACTCTACCGGGTCTAACCAAGGCAGTATCAAGCCGCTCGGGATTGTTTGCGGTCATAAATAAAATAGTTCCGTTACCAGGTGTAAACAGGCCGTCAAACAAATTTAAAATAGCGCTAAAACTAACATTGACTTCCTTGGCTTCACGGTCTACAAAAAAAGAATCAATGTCTTCCAATACAATAACGGAATTTTCCTTAACCTCGCCCATTAGACCTTGTAATGCTTCATCTTCTAATTTTTTAGACAAGCTTAAGATATAAATGGGCCTGTTGTATTTCATGGCAATGGATTTAATAAAACTTGATTTGCCGGCACCCGGCACACCAGTAAAAAGAAAACAAAGCTTGTATGTCCTACCAAACTTGAGATAACGGTCGCGGTTAGCCAAAAACGAATCGATGTGGCCGATAACACTAGTTTTGACATCGCTTGGTAAAAATATGTCGTCCAGGGTTTGTCCGTAAACGCGATTTCCTTTGTCCCAATATCCACAATGGCGGCTATGGAAAAGTTGGATACTCGCTCCATTTGTCGGGTGGCGGTCTAAAACGGTCTGCACCAGTCGTTTTAAAATGTCCAGCGATTCGTTGCGAAGTGTGATTTTCAATAAAAAGCTCAAACAGTTACCGTCAAATAACGGTGATTCATTTTCGCGGCTAATTGCTACAAACACAATTGACCCATTAAATTCAATTGTAAAAGTTGTGTTGCTGGGTACTACGATATCGCGGTCTTCATAACGGCAGACGGTGAATGTATCGCAATTTAGTTTAAGTGGTTCAATGTAATTAAAAAATGACGCTTGATAACGTTCAGGTAACGAAATGGTATTCATTTTTTAATAACATTCTTAATTCTTTAAAAGGGTTAACAAAATTAATAACTCTTTTAACAACTATGGTTTTCAAAATTAAATCGCGGTGTTGGTTCAGGCAATGAAGCGGCGTCCCGTGGTGCGATTTCACAATCGTCTAAGATTGCGTCCATTAACTGCTTCTTGAGTCGGGCGGCTGTGGTACGGTGGTCCGGGTGTAACTCCCATTGTTCAATAAATTCCAGACACCGTTGGGAGTCTTCCTTAGCCTGTTCCTTGCGGACTTGAAAATAGCTAAAATCTATACCAGGGTAAAAATCATACCAGGTATCGCATTTCTTTTGGTGATTTAAAGCTGCGCGAATCTGCGACAAGCTACCTGCCACAACAAGTTTCCAATGTGTGCTTATACACTGGTTAAGGTAATTGTCACAAGCCTGCTTGGCACCAGGTGTAACCTCAAGCATTTCTAATGGTTGGATACCAGCAGACACACACATCGTACGCCATTGGTCCAAACCACCACCAGGTGCTTGAGAATCTATGACGCGTTTAACCCATACTTTGCGAAACTCGTGGTCGTTGCTATTGGCCAAAATGACGCAGTCTTTGCGCATCATCGTTTCCTCAAAAAAATACCTGTTGATTAACCATCGTCGGATTTCTGCCTGGGTGCATTGTCCGCTGTAAAGCTTTTGTTCAAACGGGTGTTGGTTCATTTTATTTAAATAAATAAAACTTAAATTCTTAAATTAAATTTCGTTAAATAAATTATCTTAATATAAAATGACGGAAACAACATTAGTTTTATTAAAAATGAAAATGCTCAATTAAAATTAAAGATAGCAATTTTAGAAGAACAATTAAGACAAGAAAAAAGCAAAATAAAATATTGTTGTTTTAAAAGTTAATGGATAAAGAATTTTCAAAAAAATTAAGTATAGAAAAAGTATCTTTAGATAGTAACAGACCTTCATTAGATGAATACAATTATCACCAAAAAGTCGTTACCGAACATCAAATAAAAATTAAAACAAAAAGATGGTGTTGCTTTGGATAATTATTTTAAATTAAGTTTCTTAAAATAATTTTTAATTAAATTAGTTTAAAGAACTTTACTTTTTAACAAAATTTTACTTTCCATTTGGTGTCCACATATTAAGTTTTGTTGCATTAATACGAGGTGGTGCTGGGGCACCGGCCCTTTCGCTCCAGTTTGATGTTCCACCATATCCGTAAATTACACCATCTGCTAAAAGAGGAACTGAAGTAAATCCTTCAGAATTAACAATGGTTTGAACGGTAACACCTGTATCAATATCTATAACTCTAAGTTCACCGTTTTTACATGAATGTAGAGCATTTGAACCATATATAAAAGTACCTGCTATGTCAGCAAAACCTACTAATTCAGCGTTTGTTATCCATTTCATACTTCTTGGTGGAAGACTATTTGCAGGTTTGTTAACAATATTTGCTAAATCATACGCATAAATATTGCTTGAAACGCTGCTTAGGTTATTTCCAAAAAGGCTGTTAACAGTTATACTATCCGGATCTATTATATGACCGTATTCATTTATTGAGTTTCCTGACCAATCCGTTAATGATTGTGGACCATCAAGAATGATGACACCTGGTTTAAATGCAATAGTTTTTCCATCACAAGAAAGTGGGTTATATGAAATTATAGCATGGGATGGAGTAGCTAATTCTTCGTATACAATAGCATCGTCAAATGCTGTATTCTTTTTAATACCATTGACATATTGTTTGTCATTCGGGTATGCATCAAGTGGTGTGAGCTTATTAAATAGTTTGTTATAGTCAAATACCATTATCCTTGATTTACCTGCAGCGACTAACCAAGCACCTGGGTTACCTGATGGATCAGTTAAGCTCCAACCACCAGCTACTGGTTTTGACCTTACAACAGTAGCTGCATTTGCGTCTTGATTTGGACCGGCTCCGTGGAAAACACCATATTTACTGGAGAGTGCATTAAAACCTACACTATGTTCTTCGGCATCTACACCTCCTTGTGTATCAATTTTAAAGAGAAGTTCACCTGATGACCCACTTAGTCCAATAAACCCATCAGTACATTGTCGTTCAAAATAAGGGCCAAAATTTAAAACCTTTCTGTCACGTATTTTTTTATTTGCAAGCCAGTATTGATATTGATATCTCATAATCTTCTGAGCAACCTCAACAGAGTTTTTAGATGCGTCGTGGTATCCATAGACAGTACCATCTATGGGAGTTGCACGTACATTGGAGAAATAATTATACATATTGAACGCACTTGCAATAGAACCTAAAATTTTAGTATTGTAGCTGCTATCTAGCATATTTGCACCAGCCCAAGCCCCCTGTCCAGGGAATACTTTTTGTGCTTCGTACAATGCGTCCCAAGTGCTTACTTCATAATCATAACAAGCGTGGTTAATATTACCGACTGGGATAATCAAAACATCACGAGATGAATCGTATGAAATAGAAGTGTAAATACCACCTCCCGTTGTACAAAGTTCATTTGCTTCAGCTTCGTTCAGAACATAATTATTTACCATAGGATAATAAAGAGATTTTATTACTGGTTGGTATCCAACAAAATTACGAGACGCGTCATATGGATAAGCAAGATTTACACCGGGAACAATAACTTGTGTATTTACTGGTATAATATTATTACTAAAATCATGAAATCCAATTTCTATATTTTCTAGCCCAGAAACAGGGTCGATAACACCTTGACTGGTGTATGCAGGGTTAGCAAGAGTACCGATGTAATTTTTACTAATATCAAACACTCCATTACATATTTGATAATTAGACGAGTCTTTTGTAAAATCAAAACTCGCGTATAAATACAAAGAAGAGGGACCAAGAACAAATCTTGGATTAACTTTAGTGTTGTCTTTTCCTGTGCTAAAATATCCAGGTTTTCCAGAAGTATCACCTTTATAGGGATTTCCAGATGGGTCATTAATAGTAATAGGTCCTGTAAGTAAATTAAACACACCGGTTGTCTTTGCGACAGTGCCTGTAACACCGGAACCGTCAACAAAGGCGTATCCGTTTACAAGTGGGCTGTATATTTTAAGTTCCGGTATAACCACACCACTAGAATCCCTTTTAAAAACTGTATCAAGTAAACGATTGTTGTTAGATGCATCAAATCGTTTTGGGTCACAGTAAAAGTCCCAAGCAACTCTAACTGTGCTACCGAGGTCGTCCAAAGTAAAAACCGCCCCACCTGATTTAAAAAAATTAAATTCTTTGAGGTTATTGTCTACATCAATAGTGCCATACTGTTTAGATGCATTAGATATAACGACTACACGAGGATTTGTACGTGTTCCTGTAGGAGGAACAACAATTACGTTACGTAGCCAATACAAATTTACGTTTGCATTTGCAAATGGAGTATTGATATAATTGTATCCGGTATCTATAACTATATGACGCCACACCAAAGAAAAGTCAGATAATCTAATTTTCATGAGACTAGAGTATTTAGGACCTTGTCCCGCTAAATATAAATTTCCGTCGTATAAACACAAAGGACCACGTGAAATATCGTCACCCACGGTAGCGTACGAGTCGAAACCTGTTGTAATATAATTTGCGGAACCATCTGGGATAGTATACCTACCACTTGCATTTGGAACACCATAGTAATAGGTATTAACAATATCTCCAAGTGGTTTAGAAAGAACTATTTGCCCGGTCGTTCGTGATTGTTTAATTAGAACACAAGGAGTGGTAAAAATTTGAGCACCCAATACCCACCATGTTGTTGCATCTTGACCCCATATTACGGGATTTGTATCATTGGGTTTATTAACAAGATGATACACATAATCCTGGTCACAAACAGAAACAGGGTAAGACTCAGAATATACACCACCTGTTACTGGGATAACTTCTGAATTGAAAACACCTACAGGTTCCTTGATAAATTGACTGGAACCACCTTGTGTGGTAGGTGCACCAAATTCAGCTACATATTTTCTAGTAAGTGTGTTCCAAGCATTGTTTGTAGATGGAAGATAATTTGAACCAGTATAATCAGTTCCTACAGAACACGTTACTTCCTGGCGGTTACCACTTGGAACTGTCAAGTATTTAGAAGCCTGGCTAGGTACATTAAGTACCTGAGCGTTAACGGTTGTTGCGTTAAGTGTTGTGAGGTTTGCTGTGTTTGCCTGAAGTTGAGCACTTGTTCCTTGAGCGTTAAGTGTACCGACGTTAAGCACTGCTGCTTTATATGTGGACATTTGTGTATTATTAACAAATATTTTAATTTTCGATTTAATATTTCCGTTTCCTTAAGAAATTTTTATTTGTAAAAACAGGCGTTACCGTTAATAATATCTTCCACCGAATTGGTATGGATATTTTAATAGAACAATCTTTTCTATGTAATCCAACCAGGTTCCTAAATAAGTAATTAATTACTGCAGCCGTTGAAATATTACAATTCAACAGTTTATAAAACTCCATAAAATACTAAATAGTTTCACTCAAAACCCGGATTTTAATTTCGTTAAACAAATTAAAATAATTCATCCGTTTAATTAAAACAATGAACCGTCCTTTAATAAAAATCCTGGGAACATCGGCTGGTGGCGGTTTGCCACAATGGAACTGCTTTTGCCGGTATTGTGGTATGGCTCGTAAAGGTTTTATATCAAAACGAAAACAGAGTAGTATAGCATTGGTTAATGGCGATAGTTACACCTTGGTCAACGCTAGTCCCGATATTTCGCAACAGCTACTTTACCCTGGTGAAAATCTCCAGCTTCGTAAGAACCCAATGGAGAACATTATTTTAACAGATGCACAATTAGACCACACATTGGGTCTTTTACAAATTCGCGAGGGAGACCCCTTAAACATTTTTGCTACCAGACTAGTAGAACACCAGCTAACTATGGAGTTCCCGATGTTGACTCTCCTTGAAAAGTATTGTAGCAAAACGTTTACTGCCATTGAGCTGGGTAAAACATTTTCACCTTTGCCGGGTTTTACAGTAACCCCGGTAGATATCACGAGCAACAGCCCACCTTATTCTAGTTTCCGTGACGTTCTGACACCAGGTGCTAACATTGGGTTGATAATCAACGAAAAGGTGTTTTACGCACCGGGTTTATTACATTTCACGCCTAAAATAAACTCCATAATTTCAAGAATGGAATACATTTTGCTGGACGGAACGTGTTGGTCTAAAACAGAATTAAGTTTTATAAATAAACCAGACCTTGAAGACCTCGGACACGTATCACAAGAAACATTGCTAAAAACAGTTTCACAATTTAGTTGTAAAAAAGTGCTTATCCATATCAACAATACTAACCCCATCAACGACCCAGATTCACCTGAATCCAAAATCTTGGCGGAAAATGGTATAGATGTCGCATGGGACGGTATGGAAATTTACCTTTAAAAAGTGTCTTAAAATAATTTTTTAATTAATTTTACTTTAAACAACTTTAAACGTTTGACATTTTACTTTCCGTATGGAGTCCACATAAAAATCTTGCTTGCCTGTAGTTTATTGTCAAATTGGAATTTATTTGCTCCTCCATATCCATACATCACACCGTCGGCCATAAGTGGAATAACACGTTGTCCCTCTGGGTTATAAATACCTGTATTAGGTGTTCGGATATTTGAAACTCCCTGGGGGTTTATGTTGCCACTTGCGTCGCGAGGAATTGGTTTATTAATAGGGAATCCAGTATTGATGTCAAATACTTCAATAATACCGTTCGTATTTCCTTTAAATACAACGTTTCCATAAATCTGAGGACCCTGGTTAACCCAACCTGTATTGTAAACATCAGAATTCAAAAACTGGTATTTAATGACATTGTTTGGTGTATTCGCCGCACGGTTATTAATGGAGTTATTAAGAATTGTTTGTAAATTGTAACAGTTAACATTGCTATTAGCTAGTGCGCGGTAAGAACCATTTGAGAAAAGACGTGTAACCAGATTTAAACTACCTGCATATTGTGTAAAGCCTAAAAATCCTAGGAGTGCTAGGATACCTGCGGGGTTGGTTGGAGAAAGTAAAGCTTGGAGAGTTGCGAGTTGCCCTATAGCTGCTAACTGTGTAGGATACGTTGCTACCAGTGTAGCGACATCAGCATATGTCCTTAAAAGATAACCAAGCTGTTGATCAGTTGCACCTCCTGAGGGAGAACCAGCAGCTGGTAAAGGAAAGTTATAAGATGCATCAACTGCTCCGATACCTGCAGGAGGAAAACCAAAAGCAATTAAACCAGATAAATTACGAACAAGTGTAAGTAAATTTGGATCACGGCTACCAAGTGGTTTTTGCCATGGATTCTTGGCAACATATGGATCCATATTAAGACCATGTACTTCTTTACCAGGTATCATACCTGTTACTACATTGGCTACAGGAGGGAACTTGGACAACCCACCAACGTCTTGAATAAAGTTTAATCCATCAGTTCCATGTCCATTAAATACAGCAGCTTGTGGGGAAGTACCAAAATCACTTTCATAAAGTAATGCGTTTTTCCAAGTGTTCTTAGCACATCCACGTTTGTAATCAAGGCTAGTGTCACCAGGTACACGTGTAAGTGTTTTAGAATTTCCAGATGAATCAACAAGTTGATTGTAATCAAGCATAAACATACGAGTCTTGGTAGTTCCTATAAGAAGTTTACGGTTAATTCCACTTGAATCAACCATATTTAAAATAGAAACGCTACAAGCATCGGCGTTTGTGCCAGAAATTTTAAACACGCCACTAGGAGTATGGGTAGCTTCAGTAAGAGAAAAATCATTGCTATGGTCAGCCACATCGTATCCATGTGTATTTATGGAAAACATGAGTTCACCTGTCCCAGCTTTAATTCCTGTAAAACCACAAGTTCCCTGGCGATTGTACCTTGCGCCAAAACTTATGTTGTCACGCATCATAATAATCTTGTCCCACCATGCCTTAGCCCTTCGTTGAACAAATATAGCCTGGTTAAACTCAGTTATGTTACCAGATGCGTCTCCTCCAGGAATCCATAATTGAGGATTTGTTGAAATATTTGTTAACGGAAACCCACTTGCATCTGCATTAGCTCCCAAGAAAGTAGCTGTCTGCATGAAATAATTTAAAAACTGTGCTCTGTAACCGGTAAGAGGGTTCTTTTTCATGAAATCAAAATCATAACCTTTATAAGGGATGAACTGACCAAGCTGGTTAAGACCCTTGAAAAAAGGTCTACCCGCACCATTAAACTGGTTTGAGTTTTGAAGATTTCCACTGTCATCTATGTATGTATTGTAAATAAAACCACCTGAAAGATCTGCAACAGTGTAAGGTGTAGTTACACCTGGATAAAATACCCCATTACAGCTAACATCCGTGTGTAGCGCAAGACTCCAGTCTTTTTCAATTCCAGCACCTGCACCAACTATTTGACCGGTTGTTGTAACAAATACATCTGTAGCCTGGTCATATGCTACGCTCATATAACAACCGCCCCCGAATGTATCTACTTCACTTCCTTCGTATATATCGGCTATAGGCCTGCCTGCAAGGGCCTGTGCAAGGTAAACTTTCTTTAATACTGGCTGGAAATATCCATTTCCGTTGTTTTGCTGGGGGAAATAACGGCCAGATGAATCAGGAACCCCTTGTAAAAGGGTGTATCCAGATACTGTAACAGATGTTCCTGCATTAGGTCCATTTTGACGGATACCTGTATAATTTTTGCTAACATCAAATAACCCACCTGTAAGCTGAGTAACATTGGTGTTGTCACTTGTAAAAGGGAATTTAGCAAATTCCCAAATATTCTTTTGTACAGGGAAATTACCAGGGTCATTCGCAGCAGTTGCAATAACTGCTTCAATGCCGTCAAGGAAGCACAAGTAACTGGCACCTGTAAGTAAATTAAATTCACCTGTTGTTTTGCAGCCGTTTATAGTTGGGTCATTTGCTGAACCATCTGAAAATTTGTAACCACTCACAAGAGGAGCATAAAGTTCAATGCTTACATTACCATCCTCGTCCTTGATATAACCTGAAGAGTCAATTGTTTCAGTTCGTCCGTCAACTGTCATAAGGTTATAGCTTGAGTCAAGATTTACCTGCCTAAATAATTCTACAGGTAAAGCATCACCTACATCTAACGGGCTTGGGCCAATTAAGGTTTGCCACATTGGCTGTTCACTGGCTGTAAGACCGAAATCGGCCCAGGCCTGAACACTTCCACCGCTCTTGTAGTAATCCCATAATTTACCGGTATCAATAAGATTGATGGTAGAATAACTGAAATTGTCTGTTGCTGTAGTAACTACAACGGGGTAAGCACGACCTGCACGTGGAGGTACAACCATAACTTGGCGCATAACACGTCCAGCATTTGTAAGTGAAGCGTTCTGGTATGCATAATACATAGGATCAATAGTTCGGCGCCAAACAAGGGTAAGATCGGAACAACGGATTTTGCTAACACTTGCGTATTTCTGTGCATTACCGCAAAGGTATAGATAATTAACTCCTGTTGTAGGGTCCTGGTAAAGCTGTAGAGGTCCTCGGGAGTTGTCGTCACCGGCCTGTGCCCATGTTTGTCCTGTATTACGGCTCTGGAAACCAAGATATCCAACTGCGTTCTTGTCTGTACCGTTAACAGCAGCTGTTACATAGTTTCCGGATGCATCTTTAACAGGGTTGCCGCTAAGATCAGCAGTGTAAACACCAGGACCAACTGCCGATTGGGCCAAAAGCGTTGATCCAGCTGCAAGATAGGCCTGATCCATCATAAGACCAAGCTGCTGCATTTGTACGATTTCACCGGTGTTGCGATCAAGTTTAACAATTAAAACACTTGATGCCATCCAATCTTGGAGATTACCGGCGAAAGCTTGCCATACACCAAGGTATGTACCCGTCCAGTTAGTTGGAAGATCTTGGCCAATTTCCCAAATAAAATACACGTAGTCGAGGTCGCATACACCCTGGAAAGTTTGCTGCTGTGCCTTTACACCAGGGATACCGGTAACATTGAAAGCACCAAATTCAGGTAAATTTAACTGATTTAAATTGTTATTTCCTTGAGTTGTAATGTTGAAATAGGGAAGAACATTACCACTACCATCTGTAGCGGCCTGGTAATTTGTTCCTCGGTAATCTTTAGCACTCATTGTTACCATACTACGTTGGTTGCGGGGAACGACAAACCGAGAAGCACTGCTTGGTACATTAAGTGTCTGGGCATTAACAGTTGTTGCGTTGAGAGACGTGACATTTGCAGTGTTTGCCTCAAGCAGGGCACTCGAACCAGTAGCGTTAAGCGTACCCACGTTGAGGAGTCCGGCTTTATAAGTTGACATTTTGGAAAAAGGGTGTATCCTTAACAAATGTTTTATTTTTAAAAAAACATGATTTATTCATGATTTATTCAACATTTATTTTAATGTTTTTCTAATTAACACATTGTCATTTTATAAAATGCGGAATTACACACAAAATATTCGTTTAATTTTGTAAACTGTTTATTTAACAATTCTTAAACTGTTTTTTATAAAAATGAGGTATTTTCAAGCTAAAAGTTACTTAAAAATAAATAAAATTAACAATTAAAAATGACAAGTCTCCGTGAAAAAGTCTTAGATTTACAAAAGCGGTACCATATACATCACACG